ACTCATTGTTATTGCTTTTTTGGTTTTTATATAAAAAAAGAGAGTATAACTTAATATACTCTCTTTCAGTTTAACAGCTTTTATTACAAAGTAACTACTGTGCTTGGTTGTCCAAATGCACTCATTGCTTTCTTTGCTTCCATTACATCTTTAATCTCATTTGTATTTGTATGAGTGATTAACTCATCAAAAGCATTAGGATTACTTGTATAGAAGCTATTTCTATAAATTGGTTGATCTTCAACACGGCAAATTATACCGGTATCTCCTGCAATCTTAAGATCTTTATCAGGATTTGTAGGATTGAATGGCTCTAAAGCTTCAATTACTACAATTTTACCAGGTAGTTGAGTACCTTCTTTATATTCTGCAGACAAAAGGTCTTCCATTTTACCTTTTAAAATTGCAGAACGTTTTACTGTTTTTAACCATCCTTGGTCACTAATTTGAACAGTGTGTTGTTGAACACGAATGTATCCGTATTCAGGATTGTTTGTTGATTGTCCGATGATGTTGCCGTTCTTGTCAGCAACTACTAGTACTTTACTCATTTTTTTAGCTTAACAGTTTACAAAAAAAATCCCTTGACTTTTGGAGTCAGGGACATTATTCAGAAATAAATTATTGAATTTATTCATCTTGCATTTCAGAATCTACATCTAGATCTAAAAGCTTATCTATTCCGGGAACATCTATAAGTTCAGGAAGTATATCAGGTTTATCGTCATCATGAGTTTTATCATGTTTACTAAGTATTGAGCCAAACCATGGATTTTCTTGCATTTCTCCATAATTATAAGCTATCAAGTACTCTAATTCTTCGTCCGACATCTCTAAATACTGTTCTGTACTCATTTCTATTACCCTTCCGTTCGGTAATTGGTAGAACATTCTTATGTTTTTATTATATAAAATAACACATAAACATTGAGTATTTTCAACCTTTTACCATATAGTTTGGATTATAGAGCTATAACTTCTTATTGTTTGTTTTTAGCACTAGCTAAATGCATTTTCTTTTTCCAGTATGCATTGGTAGTATTTATGTGCTCTTGTCTTTCAATAAGTTTATCGTTACAAGTTTTAAGTTGTGTTTTTAAAATATTATTTTCTTGCTCTAAAGAATCAATTTTATGAAACCTAAAGAAATTTTTTATCCACTTAATCATTATTAAACTTTTTAAATAGTCCTGAAAATCTTCCTCCTAATGAGTCCGGGTTTGAAAATTCTTCAATTTGTTTTAAGTTAACAACATCTACAAGATTACCTGTTGAATTAACTTGCTTACCTTCACGTAGCATTTCATAGATGAATGAATCATTCTTGTTTTCAGATTCAATTGTAATGATTACAACTTCTTTTTTTATAGGAAGTTTTTTGTAATCTGTAATATCATCTTTCTTATCAGCCATTCTTAACCAAGCTTCAGCTGCCCATGCTATACCTTTTGGTATAAACATTTGCTTAATTTCTTTTATAAGATCTGGTAAAACTTCAACTATAAAAGTTTCTTTTCCATCATCATTTGACATAAACTGATCAGGAATTGGTATATGAATAAGTGCCGGCTTATCCTTTTCATCTTCTTTAGGATGACGTACTTCAGCAAATATTGTAATATGTGGAAATAATCCACCTGTTTCTGTTACATAGTCTTTAATATAGTCTATGTAATCTTTTTTAAGATCTAGATAAATTTTTTCAGTCATTTTCTTTTGATTTACATTGTTCACAATATTGTGGGTCTAAATGCTTACCCTTTGTTAAAGCAAATTCCATTTCTTCTGTTGTAAAATCTACACCAGTTTTAATTATAACACTACAGTTATGACATAGTAGTGCTAGTTCACCTCCATTGAATTTAATTCTTGCTTTTTCTTTTTCCATTAGTCATCAATAGTTATTTGTACTTTTTTACCCTTAACAATATTATCAAGGATATCTTCTAATTGAGATCGTTGATCATTATCAAGTCTCATCAGTTGATCGTTAATGTGATCAAGTCCTAATGAGTCTGATAACTCTTCTTTATATACTTTACGAGTATCTGGTCCAAGTTTATCAAATACATTGTTTAAAATCCAATCACATTTGTTAATATACCCATTAAAGGTATTTTTTAAATCTCCTGTGCAGCCTATCTTCACATCTTGAAAATACATTTTTGCTATATTTATATGATGTAGACCTTTAGCTAAAGAGAACGTGTCTTTTTCATAACTCATTTATCTTTGGTTTAGTTTCTTCTCCGTCTACCGGTTCTTCCCAATATCTACAATAGAAATGCTCTCCTAGTTCATCTATTAGTTTTTGAGGATAACCTTGTTCTACTAACCATGTTAGAGAATCATAACGTCTGTCTTCAGGAATAGGTTTAGGAAACCCATATTTCCATCCTGATGGTGGATCAATAATTAATGTCATAATTGAAATATATTACCAAATGAAGTGAGTCCAAGATCAAATCTTCCATCATCTACACATGCAGCATTAGAGAATATTGTTGGTGTCTTGGAATAATGAGAAACACCTTGATTATCACATCCAGGAGAATCATGTATATGTCCAAACATAACATAATTCAACTGATCTTTCATCTTAAAGCATTTTCTCATTAAAGCACCATCACCACAAAACTCTAGTTTACCATTTCTATCATGAGAAAGATCTCTAACACCTTTAGGTGGACCATGAGTAATAAGTACATCTGTATCTTCAGGAATAGTGTCCCACACTTTACCAATAGTTTCTCTTTTCTTCATAAATGCCCATTCACCAAATGTAGGAGTGTGAGGACTTCCCCAAAACTTAACTCCATCTATTATAGTGGCAGCATTCTCAAGATAGATGATTCCTTCAGAATGAAAATCTCCAGGTGTCACTCTATTACGTTCTATTGATGTATCATGATTACCTGCTACATAAATCTTATGTTTTACAGGAACATCTTTATACCAAGCTAGAAAAGTTCTCACTTCTTGTTCATTCCTAATTACATCTCTATAATTGGAACAATCTCCTGAATGTACCACTAAATCCACACCATCAAATCTCTCCATAGGAAACATCTCATGAAACCCATGTGTGTCCGAAATGTGCAAAATCTTCATAATTTATTCATTTATAATTTTATCAAATACTTTCTTCACCAACCATTTAATAGTTTCCCAAACAATTATTACTATCAACACTTGTTTCATAATTAATATTTTTTAGGTTGTTTTATTTGTTCTCTATTTCTTTTTTTACTTCTTGCCAATAGGTTAAGTACATCGGATGTGCAGACCAATATTCACTAGCTTCTGATAGCAATGTATCATCAAATCCTTTATCCTCTTTTCTGCTATCAATTATCTCATCTACTGCTATTAAGGCAGATTTCTTTGCAATATCATTTCTAATTTTTATGCTATTTTGGTGGTATAAAGTGCTATAAAACTTATTTACTAATTCCGTTGCCTTTTCTTTTGGTGTCATAATTAATCTTTTTTAAGTTTTAGTTGTTCTCTATACCATTTAGCACCTTCATAAAATCCATTCATCCAAATATCTTTATCTGAATGATTTGGAAATAACTTTTCATCTCCAACATTTTCATATTCTTTTACTACTGCATTGTCTATTTCTTCATCTGATATTTCTTGTTGGGGAAGTTCTCTATTATGCCATCTCATATGACTTGGTATATCAAGTTCTTGTTCTAACTCAAACATTTCTTTTTCTATATCTTTTTTAAATGTTTCTTGATAGTATTCAGTAGCAGACCTATTAATAACTTTTATATGATCAAAATTATCTCTACCACATTGATAGTATGCATCTATTATCTCTTGCTTGTGTAAAAGTTTGGCTTGTTCAACATACTCACTTGGTATTCTAATTGTGTGATGTATGTTATTTTGCATTTTCTCTATTAACCATTCTATTGATGTCATAAGTTTTAGTTTTTAAATTAAGGAATAGAGAGGGGCAGCTACTCCCCTCTCAATGTTTCTACTTCTGAATATGCTGTTAAATCAGCTAGCATTACAGCAGGAAGTTCATTTTCGTCTATTATTCCCATTAGCTTCCATAAGAAGCAGACCTATGATGCTGAGACCATAGGGTGGCAGCCAGGGTGAGACTTGAACTCACAACATGCAACCATAAAGGATGTGTTAACCATTTACACATTACACACTACCTGACTGTTTGCAACTATAACTTCCCTGTATAAGTTGCCAATACAGCTAGCTTACGATCTAGAGGACTGTTGCACCTGTGCAGGACATGTAGTCTATTCTGAGAGGTGTTCCTGAACTTACGATCTACTGGCCAACGTAGCTAGTTAGCTTAAAATCTTTCTCCACCTCTGTTGAGACTCCCATGTATTGTTTACATAGTCATTTACTTCTTTCATAGCAGACTCTACTGTTTCAAATGCTATAGACTTACAGCCTACGTGTACAATACAGCCCCTGTTAAAGAACTGAATTCTAATTTCATACTCACGTAATACTTCTTGATTACTTGGTCTGTACTCTTTTGGTTCAGGAACTGGTTCAGTTGCTCTAGGTTGATTTACATAAGCTCGTTCAGCTTGGTTTAGATAATCTGCTCTAATAGCTTGGTCTAATGGTGGATTTTCTAAATGGTTCATTTATTTAGTTTTAATTGGTGACTGTTGTTTATTTTCTACAATAATGCTGTTTTTGTAGGTTATAACCTACATTAAGCCCTATTCTATTGGTTTCTGGTGAGATTTACCAACTCTAATACAATCTAAGTTTCTAGTAAGTATATCTACACCTTTTAATGCTGCTAAGTATTTCTTGACAGCTTCTACTGTTACATTGTTACCACCTTCACATAATGAAATAGTACTTCTACTAAGTCCAGCTTTTTCAGCTAGTTCATCCTGTGTAAGTTGTCTAGATATTCTTTCAGTTTTTAGTATGTTCCCTAAGTCAAGAATTACTTTTACTAAAGAATTAAACTTATCATCATCATCCTGAGTTCTTATTCTATTAATAACATCAGGTAACAATAAAACATTAAAAAGTTCTGGATTTAGTTCATAGTGATAATCTATCCAATACTTTTCTCTTGCTGCTAGTTCTTCCAATAAAATGTCTTTCTCTATAACATCTATATGGGGAACTAACCCAAGCTGTTCTAACTGCTTAACCCATTCATTAACAGTTTCATTATGAGATTTTGTTAAGTGTTTAAGAGGTCTTTCATAACCTACTGTAGTCTTACCAATGTAATAGTATACATCATTTCTGGGGTCTCTGAGACCATATATTAAGTTTGTCTTCATAATACAATATATGAAATATCATTCATTATACCAAATATTTTGAAGTTTTTAACTTAATGTATAGTTTTTAAGACATTTAAAATATTGCATAATACAATATGCTTTTGAGAATAATGTGTCATTAATGATGGTTATATTATACATTTTGAGTGTTTTATGACTCATTATATTTCAATAGTGTGTGTTGGTATAATTTCTTCTATTGTACCTTGGTACATAGGCATACGTTCTGTTTTGTTGATAAAATGTAATAGAATGTATAATTCTGCTATTTTATCATAATCAACATCACCTGCAAATTCCTTCTTTGGAAATATCATCATATCTCCTGTGTCTATAAGAGATACTATTTCTTCTCCTCGGTTATCTTCAGACCATGTTTCTTCATGACTTCTAAAAAGTGTAGTCACTTCGTGTCCGTTTTTATTCATGTCCACTATAATATCATACTCATGGACAATTTTATTTTCAGTTTTGTAATCGTGAGTGTTAAGCACTCTATACTTTTTTGGCTTCATTTGTTATGTTTTATAGTTGAAAAATCAGGTTAAAACTGACATAGTAGATATAAAAGAGACCCCTGTAAAAACAGGAGCCGTTTCAATCCGTACCCTAGAAAACTCTTGTTTCCCTGATCCTAAGATCTGTGGAGGTGGAGGGAGTCGAACCCTCGTCCAACATTACTCCAAAAATACCGTTCTTACATGCTTTAGTCAAGGTATGAGCTGACAACTCATGTACTAAAGTCAGTGTTTAAGCTGACATTTGCACCGTAGTAGGGCCAACTCGAAGGTTAGATTCCACCACCTGGCTTCTAATGTTTTTAACGTCCTAATAATCCAGGGAATTTGGGACTGTGCTTTCTTTTTACATCATATAGTCTTGGATGGTCAGTGTCACAGGAAGACCCTATGTCTTTACAGGTTGCTGTTCTGTTGCAAGGCTATCAGCTGCCCCGGTTGACTAGGCTGCAATAGCTTCGTCAGCTCCAATGAATGCAAGCATGTCATCGAAGGTCCAAGTAGATAATTCTACGTTGTCGTTTGTTTGTTAACCAATTTGTTTGAGTATTGGCTACCTCTTGCATGTGATACTTACTTCATAGTGCTGTCAAAACCAGGCACCCCCATAAAATAGTCAAGATGGGATTTTCACCCATAACCTCCCACCTAAAATGATGGGGCTCTAAATGTTGGAGCTACTTGACTAAAATTTAGAAAAAGACCTGTATTTTTCATAAGAGCTTGAGCCCTTACCCAGGTATTGTGCACTGCTACTTTCTCTAAAAATATGTACAAATATAGTACATTAAGAGGACATACTTTCTAATTTAGAGATACA